CTTAGGATCTTAGATATGTCAAGTCGTATTACACGATTCGGCGTCTCTTCTATCCTTTCAGATAGCGATTTGGTTATCTTACTTCACCGATCAAAGTAGGTGGTCTATTTCAACTCCTGGTCTTTGATCGGCTTCAAGGCCGATCTCAAGCTTAACTTACGGTATTCGCGGTTCACCGCAGTACTGTACAGGGAGGGTCCCATTCGGCGTCTCTTCCTCGTAAGCCTTGTTTCCAAGACCCCGAGGCGATTTGGTTATTCCACTTCGATCGAGCGGCAGCTTGCCCACTCGTCTTCGGAGCCGATCTCAGGCACAGCACGTCGGATCCCTCGATTCGGCGTCTCTTCCTGAAGTTACTCAGGCGATTTGGATATTCTACTTCACTAACTATTAGTAGGTGGTCTATTTCAACTCCTGTTCTAACAGTTGGCTTCAGAGCCGAGCTCAAGATACCGCAGAAGAAGAGTCCCCTCTTCTCCCTCTATATGGTCCTAAGAGTTGTTGACTGGGTCAACAGTCGCCCTAAACGTACTAGAGTAACGATACCATCTCTTGAGCATCTTAGACTCGGATGTCGGAGGTTTACCCTCAGATACCCGAGTTTGGATGTTTCTTGGGAATGGTAACGCCGCGAACTCAGTCTCGATCTCTCGGAACTGAGTCCACAGGTTCTCAAGGCTCTCCCAGTCAAGGGAGCAGCCCGGAACAGAAGAATCTTGCGGTTTCGCAATCTGTACAGTCCGAGTTCGATATTCCACTGGCGGGGCCACTGGAACTCCAGGGGCTGAGGTAGGAACCTCAGTCGCTAGGACGAACGGGACACGGGGTTGTACGCTTGGAGTGGACAGACGGCCTTTACGGACTGAAGCGGAGACCCACTCCTTGAAATCTTTCTCATTGTCATACTCAGAATGCCATTCAGGCAACACAGTTGCCTTAAGGTGCTCTAAGTAGAGGGCTCTAAGATCGAGATCAGGATGTGGAACCACTCCATCTTCCGTAATGCACGTGCCTTTAGGGTCTGGTTCGTAAACAGCCTCGAGACGAGCATTATACTCCTCAAGAGTCTGCGGACGATACCACTGTCCCTCTTCTACGTACCACCCCTCGGGTGGACAGAAGACCTCCTCTACAATTTCCTCCGTTTCCGGAACTGCCTGAGGCAATAAGATTTCCTCTAGCTTAGTACGAAGGTCCCGAGCGGATATGACCACATCCAGGAAACACTCCCGGTATACCGTCTCATTCAAGGAATCCACCACCTCACTAGGTGTAGTGGTTTCAATCCCTGGATGCTGCGATTGCCGAGAAGTGTCTCGTGGTGTCGTGCCATAGTGCTCACGATCCCTGTAGACCGTCCCTAACCTCTTAGCCAGAGCTATTAACTCTGAGTAAGAGTCTAGGTATTCAAGAATGAGTTTTACCTCCTTCTCGAAGAATAATCTACATAGACCGTGAACCCTAGTCATCGAAGTCTTATATAGGGAAGTTACCGATTTTAAGGGTAACCAACCTTTTAGACCTGTATAACCAGGACCGCCAGGACCATAGAACGTAATTATGTAGTTACGCAATCGTTTTGGTAACGAGAATAATCTTTTCGATGCTGAAGCTTTTGCGCGATACCCATATCCCAGGACAGATAGCATCTGCCCGAAGGATAATGAGTATTTACGCACTAGCTCCAATAGGCCAGCAAGTGATTGCCGACCTACCACAAACTCGGTGAATGGAACCATTGAGACGTTCACTCCGTTAAGGAATGTACGCTTCGCAAATTCCATCGCCGTGCCTGATGTTGAAATCAGAGACTTGTGGTCCCCGATCCCGACAGCTAAAGACTTCATGATACCAGCGTATTGCTTGGCAACACAGTCACGCGCTATA